TCCTCTGCGAAGAGCCAGCAGCGACCATCGCAACAGCATCCCGCTTGAACTCATCAGAATAGATCTTCGGCACGATTGCCATCCTTCCAGCACGACCCCAGTCAGAAATCATGCGGTCATAGACTCAACCGAACCTTCAGCAGACCCGGTCGCGTCGGTCGTGCGCAGCATGTCAACGCTCGATCGGCCGGAGCTATGGCCGGGGCAAGAGACACCGTTCACGGTTTCGTCGACGGGCACGCTCACGCGGGCTGATCTGATCGCGAACTCTAGGAGGCAGTGACCATGGCAACCATCACCGGCTGGGGCGACCGCCTGTCGTGGAGTGGTGAAACGCCGCTTGACTACCCCGACCTGAACCCGGTCGCGTTCACTCGTATGGACGGTGCCGGGGCCGCGTCGTGGGCTGACGATGTGAACCCCGGCCGGTCTTGGGAGCTGCACACCGAGAACCCGGCAGCGAACTTCGCTGGCGACACCGGGCCATTCGCCCGGTTCCTGCGTGTGAACAATGCGGCCCCGGCAACGGACCAGTCGCGAGTGACGCTGCCGTACTTCCCGGGACTGTGGCCCGGGCCGAGCGGCAGGCTGCTGTTCGGAGCCTGGTCGCAGCAGGCGTACGTCATGAGCTTCTCGCCGATCCTCAGCACCCGCGGCACCCCCGACCATGCGCCGCTTGCGTACCTGTCGACGGACGCGGCGGGCACGCCCCGCCAGCAGGTCTACAGTGCGGCCGGTGCGCTCGTGCTCGACCAGTACGAGGTCACCCCGTGGCGTGGCGACATGCAGGCGTGGGTGTGGCATGGTCAGCTGGTCGACCTCGCGGCGGGTACTTCGCAGCTCGTGTCGGTTCGTCGCGGCACCGCCGACCCGTTCATCGGGCCGGTGCGTACGCTCTCGGGTGCTCCGAATGGGGCGGCGACCGCGAACCTCGATGTGATGGCGCTGCAGGGCTCCGGCTATTGGAGCACCGGCAACATCGACGAGGTAATGGTCGCGCACCCCGGCGAGGGGTTCGACCTGGCACTGTTCGCCGACCGGCTCGCGCTCGGCGGCTTCGCGGATGCTCGTGCCTCGCAGGAGGCCCGCACCCGTCTGACTGTCACTGACCTGGCCGTGCACGCCACTGACCCACAAGCGTTCAGCACTGGCGCGGAGCGGGTGTCGTGGTCGACGCCGCCGGAGCCCGGCAGCGAATCGGTCACGCCACACTGGTCGACCGACAACGGGGCAACCTGGTCGACGGGCGCTCTGCCCTCCGTGTTCTCTGGCCTGCTGCGCTGGCAGGTAGCGCTCGCGGCCGGTGAGCAGTTCACCGGCATGACACTTCTGCCCGCCATGCCGACGCTGGCCCCGCTGTCTGATGTCGAGCTGGAGCAGAACGACCAGACGACGATCCCCTTGGATGCGACCTGGTCGGGTGAGCCTGCGTGGGCGGTCGCTGCACCTGGGCTGTCGGCCTCGGTGTCGGGCACGACGTTGTCGCTCGCCTCGGGCTGGGCTGCCGGTGAGTTGCCGGTCACGGTCACGCTGCGCGATCAGTGGGGCAGGTCAGTGTCTCGATCGTTCACGGCGACGGTGCAGCCGCAGGCGTGGACTCCCCCGCCGCCTCCCCAGTACCCTCGCGCGCCGATCGTTGTGTGGGGCGATGATGGGCCAGAGGCTGCAATCATCGACGCACTGTCGGCGGTCGTCACTGAGGAAGTGAACGGCGAGCACACGACTGAGCTTTCGATCCCTCGCAACCATCGGCACGCTGCCGCGTTCCAGTCGGAGCGGCTGGTCGAGCTCGCGGGTGACCGCTACCGCATTCGACGTGTGACCGATGGTCGCGACGGTCGAACCCCGGTGACGACGGTGTACTGCGAGGCGGAGTTCTACGATCTCGCCTACGCCGGTCAGCTGCCCCCGCGCGAGTACCTTCAGGTGCCTGCTGGTGCCGCGATGGAGGATGCGCTGCAGGGCACGGGCTGGTCGATTGCGGCCGTGACTGTGACGACCCGCCGCACCTACTCGGTTGAAGAATCTAACCCGCTGTCGATGCTGCGCACTATCCAGTCGCAGCACGGCGGCGATCTGATCTTCAACAGTGCTGACAAGACTGTGTCGCTCGTGACCCAGTCCGGCCGTGACGTGGGTGTTTCGTTCGCCTACGGGCGCGGGTTGACGGAGTCGAAGCGGGTCGTCGACACGACGTCGCTGGTCACCAGAATCTACGCCCGTAACGAGGAGGGCGTGACGATCGCCTCGGTCAACAACGGCTTGCCGTACGTCGAGGACTTCACCTGGACGTCCGAGGTTCGTGAGGCCACTTATGACTTCGCGTCTGGCACGTCACCGTTCACGATGCTGTCGATGGTCTCGGCGACCCTCGCGAACCGATCCAAGCCGTCGTTCTCGTACGAGTTCACGGTCGCAGACCTGAGCCACCGCAGCGGGCAAGAGGTTGACCGCTTCGACGTCGGCGACGTCGTGACGGTCGTCGACGACGAGTTGGGAATACGGGAAACGCAACGCATCGTTCGAGTCGAACATGATGTGATCCGCCCTTGGCAGTCCCGCGTGACTCTGTCTGCCAAGCTGCGTGAACTTGGAAGCTCGACCGGCACTGAGGCGGGAGCACTCACGACCGGTTCCAGCAACACCGCGTTCGACCTGGTGCCGTTCAACCTTCTGCGCAATGCGCGTTTCGACAATGGGCTCGCTCACTGGGCGTCGTCAGGTGTCGAGCGGGTCGACGGTGACGGCACTGGCGACTACGCGGTGCGCTTTCAGGGGACCGGCACTCGGTGGATTGAGCAGACGGTGCAGCCCGACAACCGCGACGTGTATTCGCTGTCGCTGCAGGTCGACCCTGTGGCCGGTGGCACGGTGCCGCCGCTTCGGGCGATCGTCACGGTCGAGTACGAGGACGGCACTCGCGACGCTATCCCCGTCGACCTGGTCTAGGAGGCGATCGTGCAAGGTGAGATTCGAGTGCAGGGCCGGGTGGCTCGCATGACTATCCGGCTGGAGGTCGACGACCCCGCTGCAGGCGTCGACGTCACGGACGTGATGTTGCAGCCTGGCGGGAACCCGTCGGGCTGGCTGCCGCACGTCACTGAGATGCAGTGGTCGGCGGGTGCCTCGTGAGGCTCGTCGCCCGCATCCCAGCTTCGTTGGGGCGGGTCGAGTCTGTGACGGTCAGGGTTGAGTACGTCGGCACTGCATCGTCAGACGGTGCCGACGTCACTGACCTGCAGCTGCAGCCGGGCGAGGCATCTGGCGTTGTCCCGAACTCGGCCGACCTGCGATCGCTCGCCGGTCCGCGGCAGTGGCGCAACGGCGTTGTCCCTCGGTCGGCTGATGAAGTGATCGTGCTCGCCAACAGCGACCGCGCCGCGCCTGTGCGCGTCGATGTGACCCCGTCGGCCGCGGGGCAGGTGCGGGTCGGGTCATTCCGATTCGGCCGCGTCGCAGGTCCTGTGTGGGCCGACGCGGAGACAAGCACCGCTCCGACTGGGTGGGGCCGACCGCCGGTTCTCACCGAGCGGTCAGACGGGCATCTGCAGGTGCTCACGGATCAGCCGCTGCACATGACTGTCGGCTGGTCGGATCGATCTTAGGAGGGCGCATGCGCACTTGGGTGTGGGCGGGCATGAACTGGTCCGCGCGTGTGCGGCTGGCTCTCGACAAGTACGGCGACCGGATCACCGACATATCGATCTTCGGCTGGCAGGTCGACGCGCAGGGGAATCTCACGCGAACATTCGACCCGGACCTGCTGCAGCCGTACCGGGAGAAGTGGCCGCACATCAGGTTCTGGCTCTGTTTCAGAAACGACGGTAACGACGCGATCTTCACTGCCTTGCGGAACAGCTCGACCGCTCGTGCCCGTCTGGTCTCCGATCTCGGCGACGTGCTCGAGGCGTACCCGTGGCTGTCGGGCATCGACATTGACCTTGAGCGAGGCGGGGCAGCATCGAATGCTCCCGCCGCTGAGGCGCTGTTCCGGCAGGTCGCGAACGTCGCACACTCCCGCGGCCTCGAATGCTCGGCCGCGCTCCCCCCGCTCACCATCGACGGATCAGTCGGCGGCGAGGACTGGGTGCGCTACCGACAGCTCGGGCAGATTCTCGACCGCATGGCGATCATGTCCTATGACTTCGCCTGGTCGGGCAGCGCGCCCGGGCCGGTGTCGCCGGGCTACTGGCTGGAGAACGTCTACAACTGGGCGACCTCACAGGTCGACCCCGACAAACTCATGATGGGCCTGCCGCTGTACTCCTACTTCTGGCAGATTCACGACTACCCCGAGAACCGCGGCCGCATCTACCGCGGCGGCTCGGGCACCTACTACGCCGCGTGGCAACACTTCACCGGCTACCGCGCGTGGGACGGCACCGAGGGGAACCCGGGCGGCTCGGGCTCGCACCACCGGATCGGCTGGCTCGCGTACCGCGACCCCGGCTCTAAGTCAGCGTGGGGGTTTCTCGACGTCTACGACTGGCGCTCGGCCTATGACTGGGCGGAGGCGTCAGGCATCATCCGCGACGAGTACGAGGGCAAGCCGTTCACGGTCCGCTATGGACGACCGTCGGGCACGCCCCTGTGGTCGATCGCCGACAACGCATCGTCGACGGCGGGTGCCGTCTACGCGCTCACGCCTCGGCGCGTGCGTGCTGTCAGCGGCGATCTGGTCGGACCCAAGCAAGGGTTCACGCTCACGATCGAAGCGCTCCAGCGACCGCCAGCGGCCGCGACGATCCTCGACGACAACGCGGGTACTCCCGGGCAGCTCGACTCGCTCTACAACGTCGGCTCGGGGTCTTGGTCTCGCTGGTCGACCGGTGGCTACCACCAGTACCGCGGGCATGGTGAGTTGAACATCGACCACGACTTCGACTCCGCAACGTACCTGCAGGTGCAGGCGCAGTTCGCGCAGTCCGGTTGGGCTGGCGTGACGGTGCGCGGCATCACCGCTGAGGCGCACCCCAACGGCACTGTGCGGCTCCGCAAGGGGCAGACGGTGCTAGGCACTGCCGCCGTCGCTTCTCGCCCCGTGGGGGCCGCTGCAGGCTCGGGTCGCTTCGTGCTCGGGCTGCGGGTCCGTGAGGGGTCCGCGCGCGTCTACTTCGCGCTCTCGGATACGCGCGAGCTGCCTCGGGTCCTGCACGCGAACACGACACCGGCAGGTGGCACGGTCGCGATCACCGCGCAGTCTGACCTGTGGGTCGACCGCGTGTTTGTCGGCGACGGCTGGTGGTACCAGCCTCGCGAGGCAGTGACGGTGCAGATCGGGTCGCAGTCACGCGTGCTCGGCCGCATCCCCCGTACCGGCGTGACCTGGAACGAGGGCATGTTCCGACCGGTCAGCGACGTCGACGAGTGGGACACCCGCGAGAAGGGTCGGGTCTGCTGAAGGTTCGGTTGAGTCTATGACCGCATGATTTCTGACTGGGGTCGTGCTGGAAGGATGGCAATCGTGCCGAAGATCTATTCTGATGAGTTCAAGCGGGATGCTGTTGCGATGGTCGCTGCTGGCTCTTCGCAGAGGA